AGTTGCGTCGGTGGGGGTTTACTATAATAAAAAAGTGGAGAAGAATAATTCTTCCCCACCCAATATTTGAATTGAGACTATACTAAACACATTATTTTTACTCTATAGCAAAAGTGTAACACAGAATTGCCTGGTTTACACCGAACATATTTCCAAGGAAATAAACTCCATATTCACCTTTCTGAAGTTGTGTTGCTGGCACAGTCAATAGAGAAGAGTGATCACCATAACTCTTATACCCATAGGACAGATAACCAGCTTTATTAGCATCGTCTGCCTTTTCTGTATTAATAAGTGATGCCTTTGTCTGTAACCAATGGAGCCGTCTATCACTCTTTGTTGTCTTAAAACGAACAATCTTAAAAGCTGTAATAGCTGTTTCCCTATCTTTGCATCTAAGGGCAGCTATGATATTCAAATCTTTACCATTACCAGGGGCAACCGTCTTTGAATGAGGCGTGTTAAACGTCAAATCTTGACCTTCTGCGCCTGCAAGATTATTTGCAATACCAGCTAAGTCTCCTACACTGTAAGCGGAGTTCATGACTTGCATACTTGTAAGTAGTCCGTTCAGAGACTCTGTATGTGCAGAAGCTATTATACCAAGATTACCCACCACACCTGCTGCAGAGGCAACATTTCCAACGATAGATGCTATCTTGCCAAATTTATTTTTATGCGTTTTAATCTCTCCCATCTCATAAGGAAGAGCTTTTAAGTCATTGCTTTCTGTTACAATATAAAATAGATCTGCAGATGTCGTATCCGGTTCTGCAACGGTTACTTCTTGTGCAGATGTAGTATTAATCATTCCTCCAGCTATCAGAGATAGGAAAAGGAGCAATGTTTTAATTGTTTTCATTTTATAGATATGTTTTAATGAGTAAGAGAATTATTCATAATCAACCTTTAATGTTTTCTCGTCCAAAGTAAGTTGAACTTTTGGAGTAACGGTTTCGTAGGTTGTAGTACTATCAACCAGTTTTTTTAAATTTTCAAATGAAACTTTCTTTCTAACTAGCCATTTCCCTATATTCTCTCTTGGTTGAAGTAATTCCCATCCATGCACTTGCAGATAAGCTAACCCCTCCATCATATTTCTTACGACAACAGCTTTACCATTATCGTTTTTCAATATAGAAAATCTTTGCTGTGCATTATCTCCAGGAGTAATCAGTATTACAAAGCATTGTTCTCCATTAGCTTTATTTGCCCAACGTACTTCAATACATGAATACATATAATAGTCTCTCTGTGTACTTTGCGTATTGCCCTGTGCCCTAATATTTAATGTGATTCCCATGAGTAGAGCTACAAGGAAAAGTCTTATCTTCTTCATAACCTATAAACGTTAATGAGTACGCTAACGAAAGCGTACCTATGATTAATAATTTATTTTTAGAACAACTTCTGATGATGATCATGTGACCACCCCATAGCATCCTTATAGTTGCTATTTCTTCTGCCACTCTT